AGTTGATCCTAACCACTTAACGGGTTTGCCATCGCGTTTGTCTTTGTCTGTTGTGAGATCTAGTCCAGTGATCTGTTCTAGCCACTGTGCAGTGGGCATGACATCAGCTTGGTTGATACGACGAGTAAGTGGCTTACCTGTTGAGTCTTTAAATACGTTGCCGCCTTCGTTTAAATTCATATTCTTCTCTGACGTTTGCGACTTTCGTTTGGATAGATGAACGGTCTGTCACGATTGTCGATTATTTCTAAATCCTTGATCAATTGTTTTCGTTGTTCTGGGGCCATCATTTCATATGATTTAAGAATTTGATCAGTGTCCATTGCCGGAGCAGCGGTGGCTGATTTACCTGCAGCAGGTTCTGTAGCTGTGGCTGTAGCAGGTTCTGTAGCTGTGGCTGTAGCAGGTTCTGTAGCTGTGGCGGGTTGTGCAGTCGGTTCAATAGCAGATTTAGAAATAAAAGATGGTAGTGGAGCACTAACAGCTTTAAACGCTGCTGCTATTACTTTATCGTCAATACCGGCACGCTGTAGTATTACAGCAATATGATCACTGTCAGCGGGACTGCCTTCTTTTTTCCACAGCAGATTTAGTTTGTCGGCTGTTATTTTGTTTGTAATATTTTTGCCTTTACTATATGTACGTACCCAGTCCATTGGACCTTCACTTAACAAACCGCCTGCAATAGTAAATATTTCACGTATTTCGTAGCTAGTTAATCTAAAATGATTTTCTCTAACTTGGTTAAAGTTTGCTGCTGGGGCTGCCGGGGCTGGTGGTGCTGCCGGTGCTGCTGCTGCTGGTGCTGCTGTTGGTGCTGGTGTGTTAGCAGTAGTGGCCGTCGCTACACCTTGTGCAGCAGCGACAGTAGCATCGATGGCTTTCTTAAAGGCTTTAGCACCTGCTTGCCAGTTTTTTCGATCCTGTATTTCGGTAGATAACTTTGATATATATTCTGGTGTGCTAATCTTATCAACCATCTGATCAAGTTGCATCAGGCGTTCAACAGCTTTGCTGTAATTGCCACTGCTGTACTGAGCAACTGCTTTCCTCCACATAGCTTGTATAGGTGCAATATCTTGAGGAAGTCCACGAACATCGATATTAGCAACAGTCTGGCCGAATACATTCTTCCAATCGAGCATTAATCGATTGACACCAGGGTGAAGCTGATCTGCTACTGCTTGCATGGTACTAGAAAGCATACCACCTAGTTCTTTAGCACCAGCTCCTACTAGTCCACCAATCGCAGCAGACTTTGCGCCCTTGCCTAAAGCACTGGATAACTGCTCACCTTTCAACAATTCTGTTGCAGCACGCAGCACTTGTCCTGCAACAGCACCACCAGCAGGTCCTGTGGCAAAGGCTGCTATTGCTGTCAATGTTCCAATTGCAAACGCTGTCTTGCCTGGATTAGCCCGGGCATATTGACCCAGCTTGTCAATTGCAGCCATTGTGTTGCTGTCAGCTCCTAATTTAGCAGCAATATTGGTCTTTAGCGTTTCAAACTTTTTATCAAAATATTTTACAGGTGCAGTCTTCTGTAGTAAACCACCTAGGCCATCAATGGCCTTGTTTACAGCGCCAGCAGCAGCACCTACTGCACTGCCTGCTGCCTTGGTTGCATCTACAGTTTTACCAATGCCTGCCTTGGTTGCATCTACAGTTTTACCAACACCAGAGCGATTAGAACCAGCAGCAGTTACTTCTTGTTCTGCTTGTGTAAATATTTTGCTTATCTGGTCAGGAGTAAGGGCATCTTCAAACAAAGGCCGAAGTTCGCGCACAACACCCTCAACAACTCTTCTCTGCGGTGCAGTTAAATCTTTGCACACACTTTCTACCAAGGTAGTAGGTGTGGACTTGAGAGTTATTTCAAATATGTTCATCTTGGATCGTATCCAAATCTTTTCAACAACATATCTGCCCTGGGGTCACCGGTGGCCTTTATTCTGGGATCAATACCAGCTGTGTACAATGCCTTGTTCATCTGCGTTTCATTGTCGCGTATTCTGACACCTTGTGCTGCTAACTCTGTTTCCACTGATGCTGTTGTTGGTACTGGTGCAGACGGATCAACTGGTTTAGGTGTTGACCCAGGTCTAGTGGTTCTAGCCGTCAATGATGCCAATGCCAGAGCGTTAAATTCGTCCGGTTTAACTGAACCTTGCGATGCTACTAATTTTGCAATTGCGTTATCAACCTGAGGCTTACTAGCAGCATCCAACGCATCCATATCTCCGCGAAACATCACTCTGTTAACAAAGTCTTCAAGATGTGCTTTATAAACATCGTCAGCAATGGGTTTTCTTGGGTCAGCGGGCGGTGTTCTAGCGGCTGTTGCTGCTGCCAATGCCTGTTGTCTTAGCAATGCTGCTTTGTTGGCCCATTGTTTAGCAGCAGTAAGGCCTATGGTTTTTGCATTTGCTGCTGCTGCAGACGAGGTAGCTGCTTGTCCAATGGTCTGAGTTGGGGTCTGGCCTGTGACTCTCTGACCAATGTTCTGGCCTATAGCCTTGGCATAATCTAGCACTCCTGCTTCTGACACTGGTTCCTGTTGTACTCGCTTTAACAGATTCATTGCTTTGACAGTGGTGGCAGGATCTGCTTGAACCAACTGTTGGAAAGCCATTCCTAATATTTGATAGTGTGCCGTTGTCATAGCGCCTGATTTAACTGCTGTCATAGCCTGCGTTAATTTGGTTCCGTCAACACCCGGCAACAGTTGCTTCAACGCCTGTACGTTTAACATGCCTTGAGTCTGCTGACCTTTGGTTTGTACAGCCGCCTGCTGTACATTTTTTACAGCCCCAGGTTGTGCAGCAGGTTGTGCAGCAGGTTGTGCAGCAGGTTGTGCAGCAGGTTGTGCAGCAGGCTGCAACGCTGGAGATGTTTGCTCTATTAATACATCTTTAATTTTCATCTGTTCTTCTCACTGTTCTAGTAAATTTTGTAGGGTCGCGGTCACGTATTGCATTTAGTAGTTTTCTCACTAGATTGTCTGCTTGATCAGGGGGATAAGCTGATTCTATCTGTTCAATTAATCTAATAGCACTGGCAATCACATTAGTGGCACGGCTTTCTACAATATAGCGACGATCTCGATCCTGGAAACGATCTTGATAGATCGAATCTAATTCTTCCAGAATGCTGCGAGTTTTTTTCTGCATAATAGCCAGTACCTTTGTGTTATTTATCGGTTTTGTTAATCTAAACGGGCAACAAGATCACGCCAAATTTCTTTGCCATAAGGATCGTAAGACTGCCAGGACTGTGCTGTGATCAGATTTTCTAAGCGTTTTGCCCGAACTGGGTCATATGTTATATTGATATTCGGCAAGATTTTTTCTATTAGAAAATAGTAGTGTACAATGGGACTGGGCTGTATTTCTTGCTGTCTTGTTTCTGCAAATCTATTCAAGGTTGAATAGTACTGGTGCTCATCTGTTGATGTAAAATAATAGTCACAGTTGAGATTTTCTAAGGTATTGCGTACTAATGTCTGATAGTTTGTTAGTCGTATTTTATGCTGCCCAGACTGTACAAATTTTTCATGATATTCTCGCACTTGGGGCTGCCGACTGGCGCTGCTGATCCACCAGATTCCGTAGGGTCGTTTATGAAAATTAAAGTGATAAACAGGATCTGTTTTGCCCACATGGAACCAGTGCTTGTCTTCGACGAGTTTATCAAATCTTTCAGCCATGGGCCATTGGAAAATTACCAGATGATTTTCCAGTTCTGGTATAAGATCTACAAACCCAGTTACTAGATATTCTGCTCCTGCGCCAACAGCAGAACAGTCATTAATCACTTGGTAGTCTGGCACTAGGGCTTGCAGTATTTGCGGCCATTCAGGCCATAAGTGACCAGTTGCAAAACCATCACCGAATGTGTATATTTTCTTCATGTGCGGTAATGCTTGTCGGCGCCCCACTGGTAGCCACGACCTAAGTTGATTTCAAATTCAGCGTGAAAGAAACTTTTAGCAGCCGTGCTGTTCCAAATGTCAGTTTCGTATAGAAATTTATTTTGTTCAGCCCATCTGGTCAAATGCGTGTTTGAATTGTTTCTGGGAACACGGCCTCTATCTAGGGCCTGCGCTAGTTCTTCAGTTTGATTTACTACATCAGCAAACTCTAAATTTAACACATTAGGTGCAACAACAGGTTCTGCTGATTTAAGATAAAATTTAGCTTTTTGTTTTATTTGATCAACCAATTCATCGCCTGACAAATGTTGCCACATGGGAGCAAAGAACAGCTGATAAGCTCTGTACCAACGATATATCTTGCTGGCATAGGTAGCAGTAGTGACGTTAATGACAAATTCAAATTTGTCCAAGGGCAACAGGCCTGGCCAGCAATGTGTCCCTATCCATCTATGGGAATCCATCCAGGGTTGTACTCTATTCATAAATTCGTCAACGTTGTAGTTATCAAATACATCAGCTGAGTCACCAATCTTACCTGCATTGTGTGTGGGACTCGAAAGTCCGCCGTTGTCGGCAAATTCGCTCATGGTATCTTCCATGATATCACATAACAATCCACCGCAGGTGTAGTGAGGAAAACATATTAAATTCATGTGTTATCCTTGTTTAATTGTTCCCAATAACTGTTTGAGTTTGCTGCTCTGTATATCAGCTGTGACTTTGCTGTGTTCAGTATCATCTTTAATCTGACTCTTAACCTTAATTGAATCCAGTATGTTGGGCTTAGGTGGGCCGCCGTTGCCAAATGCATGCCCACTTTCATCAAGCCCTGCATCTGTAATACGCATGGTTTCAATGTTGTAGTCTAAGTCTACTTTGTTGCCAACACCCTGACTACTACGTGACTTCATACATTGCATTTGATACTTACCACGCTCTTTCATGGCACGACTTGTAAAGATACCAAACACAAAGTCAGCTGTGTTGATCTTACTGATACCACCAGCAATATGACTATGGTCAAACTCAATTTCTTCTACTGCACTACGGTTAAGCTGCGAAGCTGTTACCATTAGCACGTTGAGTTCAATTGCCAAGTTACGCAATTCTTCTGCTGAGTATTTGTCTTTGATAAACTGATCGTTTGGATTAACTTTAACAGATACTGGCATAATCAAATCTAAGTAATCAATCATCACAAAGTCAATCTTTGTTTCTGTTTGAATCTCGTACTCTTTGATAAAGCTACGGATATCATTTACATTGCTTTGTGCCGGTAAACTTTTAATACGATATGACCCCGACTTCTTACCTGCCATTTTAACTTTAAGCTCAGTGGAATCTAAATCACGTCGAATGTCTTTGGTACTCATGTCAGTTAGCATGGCTGCTGTACGCAGGGTACACAGTTCTTCTGACAGTTCTAGTGTAATGTATACTCCAGACAATCCTTGCTGTAGCCAATTCAATGCCAAGTTCATCATAACCAAACTCTTACCTGACCCAGATCCTCCGGCAAAAATGTTCAGTTCACCGCGACTAAATCCACCATACAAGATATGATCCATCTGTGGCCATCCGGTTGATACTTGCCCACCTTTGTTGAAATACTTGTTGAGTGTTTCTTTTGGCGTTGCCCAAAAGTCTGTGCCCAAGTCTTTGGTCAGACTGATTTGCACAGCATCTTTGATTAGCTTTTCAACTGGCTCATACTCGCCTTTTTCCAGCAAGTCTGCTGACTTTAAAATTGCTCGTTCTAATTCTTGTCTGCGGGTAAATCCTTCAAACTCTTCTAGGAACCAATCAAAGTGTCCTTCATTTAAGTCTGGTATTTCCTGTAAGGCTATTCCTGTTGTTGCTTTAATTTGTGTGCGATCCGGCATGGTCTTATGGTCATTGCAATGTGTCATAATGAACTCAGCAGCCGGTCTTAATGTGCGATCAAAGTTTTCTGGATTGTAAATGTTCTGTACACGAACATAGCTGGATGCGTCTTGCATCATCATTTCCAAGAAAAGCTTTTGTACATCAACTCCGTAATTGTTTAACAATTTGTCTTTTCCTTAATTCAATTTTAATTCGACTTGTTTCTCTTGATTGCATTATAGTTAGCAGAGTTGCCAACCGCCCATATTTGATTACAGCATCGTTTACATCTTTGCAATCCGACCAAGCTGGCATGCTAACAGCCCAGCCTAATTCTATAGCGCGATCCACTAGTTCCATACCCGGCTTGTCCTGATCCGGCACTACAGTTATTTCTTTACCTAAGTTACGTATCAGTCTGGCTTGTGCATCACTTACAGTATTGTGCATAAGTGCCAGCCCGCTGATACATAATGCGTCGAATATACCTTCAGTTACAATTACATGCTGCCAGTCAGCATGTTGTAGGTCTGTTCCAAATACATATCCCGGTTGGAAGTCGTTTACCCAACGAGGATTACGGTCATCTAAAAATCTAGTTGTGCAGCCTACTACTGTATTGTCGTATGTAAATGGTATAATTACACCAGCTCTAGCAAACGTAGTGGCGCTAACCATAAAAGGATAATCTAAAGGCGCACATCTACGACGCAGGTATTTCCAAATTTCTGTATGATGTGGTGTTACAAACTCAGCACCACCTATGTCGCATTCTTCAAAACGTATGCCTTGTATAGCAGCAGCAGTTCGTTGTCTATCATCTATTAAACCTGTAATGCTGCGGTGCTTCAGGCTTTCTAGATTAACACGTTCTATTTCTTCCTGCGGTACGTTTAACCATCCCAGCAATTTACGAGCTTTGACACTGAGATTGCGTCCCAAAATAAAGCTGGCTGTAAAATTGCAATTGAAACAATGATAACTCCAGCCGTCAGGGCTACTTAACAGACCGCC